TTAGAGTGCGGCAGCGCGCTGTTTGCCTTTTTCCGTGTGCGGCTGAGCCGGGATGATATCACCGGGCTTTACGATCACCCGCGCGACGGACTCGTGCGTGGCAAAGGTGCAGCTGCAGTTAATGTTCTGGCATTGATGATAGCGCTCCTTGGTCGACTCGCTCAGGTAGCGGCTGGAGCGAGTGTGGGCCACGTTACCGCATAGTGGACAGTGCATCATAGTTGAATCCCCCTTTCGACTGCATCAAGTTATGTGACTTATAATAACTCATTAACTCGCAAAAGCAAGTTAATGTGATGAAAGAGATCTCAGGTTTCTTTAGTGGCGATATCGATCCCCTCAATGTAGACATTGAGCTCCAGGTTGCTGAAGAAGCCACCGTTGCTTAAGGTATGACTGACTTTATTTACCACCCAGAGCTGTCGATCGATAGCTTCTTTGAAGCCGAATACCTTGACGGGCGTCTCCGGGAACAAATCGGGTTGGCCGGTAGCCAGAGTGATGCTGAAGGTGGCTATTCCCCTTTGCAACTGTTCAAACAACGATTTTGCCGCCCGCATGGCAGTTTCTTTGTCACTGAAGATTTTGGCAATGTGATAGACCTGTTTTTCCTTACCGACCATATAGCTGTTGGTATGCCGCTGTTCGGTTGTGGCATGGTTACTTGGCCTGGCAGCGGGATGCTGGGTGATGCGGGCATTTTCCAAGCGATTTGTTCGCTCAATTTGTACGCTGCTGCTTGCCCGTTCAGGCTGTTCGGTATTTAGCCAGCTGGCGCTGACCCCGGTGTAACTGCCGCGATCTTTTAGTTCAAAGCGATGGCTGTCTCCGTCGTTGCGGGTCAGTGTTTTAAACGGGTTTGGTTCTCCCCGAGGGCTGCGGCCGTATCCGGGGCGGATAAACTGCAGGCGTTGGTATTTGACGGTCACCCGGGCACTGTTTGCCAGAGCCAGCCGGGAAAGGAACTGAACGTCAGTTTCATCCGTTTGGTCGACATGTGGGATTCGGGTTGCCGCCAGCTCATTGCTCAAATAGGGTTCGCGCAGCCCATTACGGGTTGAGATTTGTTGCACTATTTCGCCAAAGGTTGCATTTGAATAGGACTGGGTGCGGGATTCGTTCAGTGAGCCGCGAAAATCGATGCTGCGCGCCGTGATCATGATCATGTCAGGGGCACCTGAATGGACGACGGTATCGACGATGAATTTTCCTTGGCCAACCAGCGCCGAATTCTCCCACCCCAGGAACAGTTCTAGAATGGCTCCTCTTCTGGGCAGGGCCATCAGGCCATCGCTGTCGTCCAGGGAAATACTCAATTGGTCCGCGCTCAGGCCACCGTTATCCACCATATTCAGTGAAATAAGCCTGTTACGGATATCGCTGGTAATGTCTTTGTCAGCCAGAGTCAGGATAAAATCGGGAGCCGGCTTGGCCCCCATTGGTTGAAATACATCGGCGATCATAATGAAATCCCCGTCGCTTTTTGCGCTTTATTCAACAGATCGCTGGCTTGCTGACGTAAATCGCCGAACATGGCATACAGCGACTCATCCACACGCTTCAAAGTAATGCTGAAGTTGATTTCGCGAGGCTGACCGTTGGCAAAAAACTGTTTGTTGTCCTCTGTGATTTTTTCGATCACAAACATGCCGTAAATAGTGCCGGTACCTTCGATAAGTGGCCAGGCCCGCCCTTGTTCTGCCATGGTTTGCAGGGCGAGTAACGAAAGTCGACCACCGGTCAGTTCAGGCAGCAACTGTCCGCTTAGGGTGATTGTTTCTGCGTCCATCCCCAGAAACTGAGCACTGGGCCGTTGGCCTACGCGGCTCCCTGTCGGCCAACGATAGCTCAACTGGCGATTCATGCTTTGGTAGGGTAGGGTACGTAACATAAATACGAACAACCCCAATGTTAGCATCATGAGTCTGGCTCCTTATGTAAGCGCATAAGCGCTGAGGTTTTGATTACGGCGGGTATTCTCGACGTCCATCATGGCGGTACGGACGATGTGCTCCATTTCCTCACGCGTACTCCCCGCAGGTACACTGATGGCGACGTTATTGGTCAGCACGCTGTGATCGGTAACGACAGGGCCACTCGTTGGGCGAACGGCACGATAGTTTTCGTTCCCCAGACTCAACACACCGCCGCTGGGAGAAAGGCTGCTGTCGTATTCTGGTGAAGTAGGATCCGCTTTTTCATTGCCAAACCACCCGATGGCTTTATCGATAAACCCCCTTGCCTTACCTATTAAGCCGATGAGTTGGTTAAGCGCATCGCCGGGCAACCTAAAGGCCCAGACCAGCCATTCACCCAGCTTCTTTCCGTAAGCTGCAGCGGTGTCCAGTTCTTCTTGCGTGCTTTTGATTGGTGTCAACAAGGCCTTGAACCAGTCGTATACTGGCCTTAACGTATCCATCACGCTGTTGAAAGCGGCAATAACTGGAGAAAATGCATCGCTGAGCGGCCCCATAGCCGCGCTGAAACTTTCTGCTACTCCCCCTATAAAGGCACTTATAGGCTCCCAATATTTATAAATTAAAGCGGCACCGCCGATAATGGCCGCCACTACGGCGACGATCGGCAGGCTGAGAGCGGCAAAGGCACCGGCAATAACCGCACCAACGGAGGTAAATACGCTGCCCAGCAGGCCAGCACCGGCCATCAACATGTTGATGGCACTCAATGCCGGGACGATAAAGGTGCCAATAGTCGACAGGCCGCCAAGCAGTGCGGTAATGGCAATACCTACTGTCATTAAGCTGTTGGCCAATGCGGGGTTTTCTGTCGACCATTGAGCGAGGGTGTTTAACCAGCCGGTCGCGGTCTGCGTCAGCTGACGCAGGGACGAGTCTTGGCCGGTAAACAGATCGATGCGGATACTGTCCCATGAGGCGAACAGCTTCTTGATATCGCCATCCAGATTGTCGCCCCTGACGGTGACGATAGCCTGAGCGGCGCCGTCTACTTTCCCCAGGCTACGCCCCTGAGGCGCCAATTGCGCGGCGGTTTGCTCCAGCCCCATGCCGTTCTTTAGGGCTGCCGGAGCGGCGGCCTGCATTTTTTTATCGAGATCGGAAAGGCTCAACTGATAACTGCTGCTGGCCTTGGCCATCACATCGGCGATGTTTTCCGCCTGATCGGCAGGCAGTTGAAAAGCCTGCTGGATGCCCGACAGCGCTTTTACTGCCTCATCAATGCTGCTACCACTAGCCTTGGCCAGGTTCAGCGCGGCGGGAACGGCAGCCAGAACGTCTTGTGGGTTATAGCCGGCGCTCGCCAGAGCGGATTGAGCCTGAGTGACATCCTGTGCGGATTGCCCCTTGGCTGCTCTGCTGGTCGCCTGCTGACGCAGGGCGATCAGCCGTTGATCGCCGCTATCTAATCCCAGCTGCGCTTGTACTCCGGACATTTGTTGTTCAAACTTTATCCCCGGTAGCAGTAATTTTTTACCGGTGTCGAAGGCTTTGTTGGCCAGGCCAAAGCCTTGCGAACTGACGTCGCGAATTTTTCCAATTCCATTCTGACGGGTTTGAAAATCATCAAGTACCTCAGTGCGTCTTTGTTGACGCAGTTTTTGGCCGGTACCGCGATGATGGTTAATATAACTTTGAGTCACGTCCGATTTTTTTTGGGCTTGTTGTTGGGCTCCGACTAAATCCGCAGTATCTATTCCTTTTTCCTGTAGTTGTCGTTCAAGCCGGTTTTGTTGGAATGACGCGATGGCGCCACGGGCCTTTTGCACAACGTAATTCAGATTAACTTGTTGTGTTGTTTCGATATCCTCGGGCGAAGATAGAAATTTGGGCAAGGTGTTACGGGTATTTTTAATCTCCTCGAATTTCTGGAATATATCTGACTGTGCTTCTTTTATTTTCAGTAACTGGGTTAACTGAGAATAATTCTTCTGCTCTAACCTCAGCTGTTTGCTGAGGTTTCGGACTGCGGCGTCCTCTTTCGCTAACGCCTCTTTGCTGTCGGTATTACTCATCTGTATTTACTCCGCTGCGTTGCAGCGCCCTGTGGCGCCAGCCTATTAGCTCTGTCAGCGTCATGCCGCTCATCTCCGATGGCGGCCAATGAAAAATCACTGCGATGTCCGCCATCAGATCGTCCACGGTCAGAACGGGGTCGATGTTTATTCGGCCGATTTCGGCGACAAAAAACCGATCACCTGGCCGGCCAGTGCAATCAGGTCCGGCAGTTCCAGGCGCGCACACTCTTCCTTGGTCAGATTCGGATAGGTGACGCGCGGCAGGATGGTGATCAGGGCGTCAACGTCGGCGTTGGCCAGGGCCGCCAAACCGATGCCACGCAGGCTGCCGGCATTGGGTTTGGTGACTTGTACTTCGCGGATTTCGCTATCGCCACGCTTGATCGGGGTTTCCAGCACAACGGTATTTTCTGGGGATGCGTTCAGTTCCATAGGATTTCCAATGATCAGTCAGGTAAAGAAGGCCAGCGCACGGCTGGCCGTTAATGTTATGAATTACAAGCCAATGGCGCGGCGGTGAGCCGCCAGCAGATCCACGCCGTCGACTTTCTCGATCATGTTGACGGTATCGATCTCGATCAGCTCTTTGCCGTCGATGCTCAGCTTGAAGTAGGTACAGTCTGTAGAGACCTTGGTTTCGGTGTCTTCGCCTTGCTTGAAGTCGCCGCTGTCGATTTCCTTGTGACGGCCGCGCATCACCACTTCGAGTGCCGAAACTTCGCCGGTGTCATCACGCTGGAAAGATCCGGTAAAGCGCAGCGGCACTGCATCTACGCGGCCCCACTGTTTCAGCACCAGCTCATCGATGCCACCCATGGTCCACTCAACAACCAGCGCATCGTCGTCCAGACCGAAGTCCACGGATGCCGCACCGCTCATACCGCCGCCGCGGAATTTTTCCAGCTTGCGGGTCAGTTTCGGCAGGGTCATGGCGGAGACCACACCCATGTAGTTGAAGCCGTCGTTAAACAGGTTCAGGTATTTCAATTTTTTTGGCAGTGCCATGATTCAGGTCTCCTTAGCTGTTCACGGACGCGGCGAAGTTCGCCAGGTAACGGTCGGTAATGCGCTGGCGCAGGGTCAAATCTTCCAGCGGTGGAACCGGGGTATAGTCGTAATCGATAAACAGTTTGCCTGCCTTCAGGGTGTCCTTATCGTTGGCGTTTTCGTCATACCAGCAGTCGCCGTCGATGATTAATCCTGCAGATTTCAGCTCGCGGAACTTGGCTTTGATGCCGTCGATCATGTCGCGGATCAGCGTAGGCGTAACCGGGCGGTCAATCGCCCACAGGTGCGCTTCAGCCAGGGTGTCAGCCAATACCTGCGCGGTGCGGGTGTAGTTTTCGAACTGGAATAACGGATCGTCGGAGCAGGTGCGTGAGCCCCAGAACTTGAAACCCTCTTTGCGGATCAAGGTGGTGACGCAGCCCTGGTTCAGCAAATCGGCGTCGGTACCCACGGTTTGCAGATCCCAGAACACGCTGGACGAAATGCCGCTCACGCCGTTCACACCGACGTTGGACAGGGTTTTGTGCCAGCCGGTTTCCTGGTCGATTTTGGCGCGCAGACCCAGCGCACGTGCAGTGGCGAAGGCAATGTCGCTACTGCTGGTGGTGGTGTTCCAATTGACAAAATCCGGCCAGATCAACATCAATTCACGCTGGCTGAAGCCTGCGCGGTACTTGATGGCGTCGGAAACGGTTTTGCAGCCGTAGGCGCTGATATAACCGAAAGCACGGAGTTGTTGGCAGATGCCGGCCAATGCAGTAGCCACTTCCAGGTTGTCGTGGCCTGGTACACCCAGGATACGCGGCTTCACGCCCAGTTCGGCCTGTGCAGCCAGCAAGGCTTTCATGCCGGTATACTTACCGTTCTCATCGGCACCGCCAATGATATTGGAGGTGGTTTCGGCTTCGTCTTTGCCTTCCGCCACGCGTACGATGACGGTAACCGGTTTGGCCTGCTCGGCAATCGCCAGCAGCGAGCGTGACAGAGTGCCTTTCTTCCCGGCTTTGCCGCTGGCGGCCAGAACGTCAGTGATCAGCACCGGGGTGTTGAGGGGAAACAAGGTTGCATCGGCATCTTCTGCGGTACAAACCATGCCGACAATTGCCGTCGAGACGGTGGAAATTACGCGGGTGCCTTCGTTGATTTCGAGGACACGCACGCCGTGGTGATAATCACCCATAGTATTACTCCGTTTGTGGTTGGTAGTAACAGGATGCCCGTCACGATGCGGCGGCGCACGTCATTGGGTATGTATGGGATCTGGTACAACAGCAGGAAAAATAAAGATAAAAAAAACGCCCCGAGCGGGGCGTTGAGTGGGTTACTGCGGCGACTGCGGCCAATCAATATCGGGGGCGGTGCCAGGATCTAGCCGGCTAAGCAGCACTCGATAGAGCATCCAGGCTTTCAACCGTTCTTGCTCGTCAGGAGTGGCAATATTGAGATCAACCGCATCCTTAAGGGGGGCTATTTCTTTTGCTGCCTGATTTAGCAAAATATCCTTATCTCTCTGAGCCTGGGTTTTTAATTGTTCGACAGTATAAGTACGCGGTACTATTTTTGCCCCATTAAATTGCCAGTCTAGGCCCTGGATTGGGAGTGGAAATAGATCAGGAATATCATCGACTGAAACCTCAGCGACATAGGCGTTAACTGGCCATAAACTCGATGCGTCATAACTGGCGCTATATATGACTCCGCTTTTATCAAAAACCACCTTCAGTGTTTTTTCATTAAAGCGACGCTGTACGTCATACCATTCATTCCCATCGTTGTCTTTAATGAATAATATGTTTGAATTTTCCGCCAGAGCTGCCTCTGGTGTGTCTTTCTCAGGGTTATAAGTAGAGAATGGGCCGAAATTTTTCATACGTAAGCCACCGTGTACCAGTTATTGTTAATGTATTTTTGCAACATTCGATAATACATATACCCAACGTCATTTCCTTCATTGCCATTACCGCCGGTAATTACCGCACCTGAGGGAGCCTCAGTCATGTTGCCATCAGTAATAATCGTTCCTCGACTAGCCAGACGGATGTCACGGACATAGTTTCGATCCAGATAATTGTTTAAATAACCTCCCCAAATGCTGCCATTAAGATTACCGTCTGTCTGTAAAATAGCACCTGAAGCGAAGATTGCACCATTAGCGCGAAATTCCCCATTGTTGCGGAAAGTGAACCAACCATCAGCACCACCATTAGCAACGTGAATACCGAATTCGTGATAATTTCCGAATTTTTCATAATGGTAAATATCGGTGAAAAGGTTTCCCTGGCCTTGTAGTCGAAGGCCATTTGTTTGCCGGTTACCGTCAGCGAGAGTTATATTTCCAGCTTTGGTGATAAAATCGCCACTATAGAAATTAGAGGTGCCGTTAATGTTAACTTTTCCACCGATCCAAATATCACCCGTCGCACTCAGTTTTCCGTTTACATAATATTCTGAACCATGGAAGGATAATACCCCTTTATTATCGTTAACTAATCTGGTGTCAAAGTCTCCATTGTTATTATTATAGTGAAAATCTATGTACGGAGTAGAACCGTAAAGTTCTACACTAGCCTTGGCCGTAAGTCCCCCGGTAATAGTGGTTGATCCATTTACCGACAGCGAGGGAGTAGTCAGCCCCGATTTGGTTTCAATGGCGCCATTAACCGTTAGACCGCCGCTAATGGTATCGCCGCTTTGTTTAACAAACTTGCCGTCGGCCTCGCCTTTGCTGTAGGCGCCGACATCCGCTGCCGTGGGTTTATTGCCGGTGTGATAAAATGTATAAGGTTTTCCGGCGACCAGCGTTTGTGGGTTGGTTTGCGAGACGATAATGGAGGGGGCACTACTACCACCTAGTAATACGGCATTAGGGTAGGTTTGGTTCCCAAGCATGACCATATTATTTTGCACACCGGCAGCATCCAGGCCGTAGATACCCGTTTTATAACTCATTCTTACCAAGCCGGTTATATCACCACCACTCAGTGGCAGGCGCTTTTTGACTTCGTCATTCACCGCCTTCACCGCCTTTGGTGTTGCCGCCAGGGATTCGCTGTTGCTGTTGCTGTCATTGCTTAATTGGATAAAGCCTTTGGCCAGCAGAGTGGCATCCGGATGATTGCGTGAGCGGGCATGCTCGGCGATTGCCGCATCCAGCGTGTCGCGGGAAACCAGCACGGCAGTTTTGTCCGCCACAATCATCGCGCTGGCGTCACCTTTGACCAGCAGCACCATGCGCACTACCTGGGTGCGACCAGCGCCTTCGGCCAGCAGGGGTTTGTAGGTATCTGGGGTATTGGCGATCGCCACCAGCACGCCGTTTTTATCGTACAGCCCCAATTCGCGGATCCACCAGCCGCCAGCGTCTTCCGGGATCACCAGCTCGGCGATCACCTGATTATTACTGTTGGCATCAACCTGCAGCGAGTTCAGCGCGGCACGACGTTTTTCGCCCACCAGTTCGGTCTGGCTTTCACTGGGAATGGTGGCTGAACCGCCGCCGTCACCCACTGCCATTTGAGTGATTTCCAGCTTCTGGCCGGTTGCTGCGGCGTTAGCCAGCAGTGCTTTGCCCTGATCGGTGAGCAGGGCGCGGTATTTTGCTGTCATAGTGTTGCTCTCTTCTGTTCGTCGACCAGATAGTTAAGGCCGCTCTTGTACATCACATACAGGCTCAATCCGCGCAGGATTTCACCCGACCAAAAACCGAAGAACATCCCATTGTCGGTACCGGGGCGCGGTGCCGGCGACCATGCGCCATCCATCACGTCGCCAGTGGTCAGATAGTTCTTCTGTAACTCTGTTACGCATTGCTCAATAAAGTGATCTGTGCCGCTGACCGAGCAACCGGCCATTTTTGCCATTACTGCGCCGGCCAACCACAGGCCGCACATATGGCCGGTGAAGTCGTGTTGGTCGGGTTGCGGAACGCCGGTCATCGGGAAATCGGTCGGCGTGATGCCACCGGAATCCTGGGTAAAACCGATCAGCCAGCGCAGCCAGTTTTCGACATAATCAACCAGTTTGGCCGGCGGCGTTTTACCCGCCAGTTGCAGTTCACACCAGGCGCGGGCCGCACCAAAGAAAGCGCGTGGCTGATAGCCGGCCCATGCAGTACCCTTGCCCCAGTGGTACATGGTCCAGCTGTCCGCACTGCCGTAGCTCAGGTTATCCCAGCGATTCCAGATATAAGCTGAAGCACCGGGACCTAATACGCCGAACTGTTGCTGATACCACTGCTGCGATTGCCACAGGAACTCGACCATATTGTTGAGCATCACGTCGTCGGGGTCGGCGTCGGCATGGACGAAAATAAAGGGATACTGGTAGCCCGGATAAGGCATGCCGTGCCAGCCGTCAAACTGTTGGCTGTCGGCCTGGTAGATATTGGAAAACGGAATCACCCCAGGCGTACAGAACAGGCTGTCCTGACGATGATCCAGCATGGTGCAATCCCCCAGCAGGGCGGTATAAGGGTTTTCCGCTTGCAACGTGATGCGGTACTTGATGGTGTAACCGTCATCGGCGTTAAAGGTGGGTGGAATATCGTTCAATACGTAATAGCTGAAATTGGCGTCCACCACGTTGCCATCCTGCAGGATGGTGATCTGTTCAACGCTGCTGACGTTGGGGCGAGTGGGTTTTGCATCGCCATCTTGATGATCCGGTTGGTAGCCGCTCAGCACCGCTGCATCCGGGGAAAAAGTTGCCAACATCCACTTGCCGTCGGTGGCAGGCAGCATCCAGTACCAGCGCCATTTGTCGTCATCTTCCAGGCGCAGGTTAAAGTCGGCGTCGGCGCGGTAAACCAATTGAGTGACAGGGAAGCGCTCTTGGGCAGTCAGCCAGGCGCCAATGACCATGCCGGCATCATCATTGGGGAAGCGGGCGTTGATCACCATTGCGCTGCGGCTATCGTAAACCTGTTCTTCAAACAGACTGCCGATCACACAACCACCGTAATCGGTCACCGCGCGCTGGTCGGCCAGGAGAAAATCGCTGCCGTCTTCGCGGGTCAGCGCCGCCAGACTGCTGAGTGCGATATCGTAAGTTTTCACCTGTGCAAGGGTGGATTGCGGCAAGCCTATTCCCCATTCGGTGGCCTGCGTCGCCTCTTTTTCCGGTGCAATGGACAGCTGCAGCTTGCAGGAAATAGGCTGATTCAGGTCATCAACACCACCGAAAGTCGTGCGAACTTTTGACTGTTTACCAACGCGGAACCACACAGATTGCTGTTCCAGTGACTGCTGTGACGCAACTTCTTTGCGCAGGGTGATCATGCCATCGGCATTGCGTGCATAGCTGACGGGTGCATCGGCAGGGTATGACCAGTCATAGGAGATGCCGTCGGTGAATGGCGTATTGGCATGCAGACTCTGGCGGAAGAATTTATCCTGCGCATCAATGTCGGTGTATTCCATGGCGGTGAACTCAACGCTTTTCCAGGCTTTGAAATAGCGTTGTTCGCCGGTGATTTTGTAAAGCAGATAGCAGGCGTCAGCGAACCACAGCTCGGCGTCTGCCGCATTGCCCATGGCGTCGTGCGGTACCGGGACGTGCAGCGGACGATTATGCTGGATCTGATTGCGCTCAATCATTACGCCGCCGTGTTCGACCGGCTGGCGATTGGCAAAGTTCAGCTTATGGCTGCCGTCGAGCGTGGCGTCTTCCAATTGCACGGTACCGAACTGAGCTACGGGCAAGCCTTTGGCGAGAATGTCGCCGTCGGCATTAATCTGATACCCCTGCCAGTTGATGATCCACGCCACGTCATAGCGTTTGCCATCGCTGCTCCAGTCAACGTTGCCGGTGGCGTCAGTCGTATGCACCTTCGCATTGATGGCGTCCCATGCCAGTGTGCCGTCAAAGGCGAAGGTGGCGATATCCAGATATTCTCCCCAGTAAGGCGCGCCATGCGGGATCTGGGTTTTGCCTTTGTTGAAGCTCATCGACACGCCTTTGAAACCGCTATGCGTCGGATCCTTGCTGTCTACCGGCCAGTTAGCCGGTATGGGTTCCTTGGCATTGACAATCCAGTTAGCCACCCAACGCCGGGGCTTGTCCGGGATGGGGGAACCGTCGTAAAAATGCGTCACGTAGGCGTCGAAACAGGCGATGGCCAGATCCAGATACTTCTGTTGTTTGGTCGCCAGATAGGCATGGGCATAACCGAGGATCTGCAGCGACTGCCCTTCGGTGGTGGCGTCGTTGGGCAATCCCGCCATGCGGGAAAGTTCTCGTTCATGGCGGGAGTCGGCCAGAACATGTTCTTCATTGAGAACAAAATGCTGCTTGGTCGAATCCAGCGTGGTGCCGGTATTGCGCTGTAAAAACTGGTAATGGCCTTCCAGCATCAGCCGGGCAAATTCAACGTAGTCTGGATACACGGTGGTGATCTCTGCGTCATAATTGCCGGCGGCTACCTCAATGTTGCCGGACGCTTCGAGATTTAGCGCAAGGCTGGTCAGGTGGCGGCTGACTGGCTTGGCGTCGGCGATCATCCGCTCCATTTCCAGGTACATTTCTTCGGTAATGCCGCTCTCCAGCACGCCGATATCCAGCGAGAAAGTGCCAGGCTCACCGTTGGTTTCCCACCATTCGCGCAGTTTAATCAGGTAACCCAGCGGTTCCACCACGCGGCGAATAGCGCCGATGGTGCCTTTATGACGGTGTACGAAGAAAGCAGAGGAGACGACGCTGCGCTTGGCTTCTTCCGTCCAGTCTTCGTCCCAGTGATCCACCGAAAACGCCCAGGCCAAATAGGGCAGCAGGGCGATCGGGCAGGTGGCCGGATCCCACAACTCGCGCAGTGGCACCTGCATTGTGGCCAACTCAGCGCAGGCGGCCGCTGCGGCGACTTCCAGCGCTGATGAGCCAACCGGCAAAAGACGGTTATTCATCTGAACCCCCTACGGTCAGTTGATAGTCGGAGCAATATGACGCCTGGGTTTTATCCAAGACGATGTCGGCAGGAGGGTTTTTCAGCTCCACCCTCTGAACCCCTTCGGCGTGCAGGGCGGCGTAAATCGCCGACAGACGGATATCACGGCCCAGGCGGTGTTGGGTGCTGATGTAGTTTTTCAGCTTGGCTTCGGCGGCGCGCCGGATCGGTTCTGCTTCCGGACCGGGATAGAGGTATAACGTGGCCTCGATACTGTAATTGACGATGGTGGCGGAGCGAACGCTGACGCGGTCCGCCACGGGACGCACATCTTCGTCATTCAAGGCTTTATCGACGATGGCTATCAGCTCGGCGCTGGCGGTGCCATTCCCTTCGCGCGACAGTACTGAGATCAGCACGTTAGCCGGGCTTGGGCTGGTAGCGGATACGTCGGCCACCCGGCCATCGGCGGAGCGGCCGTGGTACTCGTAGGAGCCGCTGGAACCGGCGACGCTCAGTCCTTCAAATGCCTGCTGGATGCGCACACGGAAATCGCTATCGGACTCCATAATCGCAGGGGTCGGCGGGATGACCGTATCGTCAGGCTGCTGCACCACCAGGCGCTGAACCTGGAAGTTGGCGCCAAGCTGATCGAGATCGCGGCCGCCGGCGTAGCCGAGCATCACCGCCTGCGCGGCTTCATTGACGCGCTGGCGAAGGAGCAGTTCGCGATAGGCGTTTTCTTGCAGCAGTTTGACGATCGGTTCCGATTCCAGCGTCAGCGTGCGTGCAATCGCTTCGCGCTGCTCTTGTGGGTAGAGGGAAATCAGCGTGGCCTTGCGATCGGCCAGCAGCGATTCGTAGTCGAGAGAGTCCACCACCGTCGGGGCGGGTAATAAGCTCAGGTCAATGGTTGCCATGGTATCAGCTCACTGAAACAGAAAGAGAAAAGGTATCCGGCGTATCCGTGCGATTGCCGGTGATGTCGACCACCATTTTTCCGTCAAAGGTGGTGTTAAAGGTGATGCCGCTCAGTTGAATGCGTGGTTCCCACTGCAGCAGTGCGCTGTAACAGGCGGCCATAATCTGCAGCCGCAGCACGTCGTTTTGCGGTTGATCCAGCAGTTCGGACAGCAGAGATCCGTAGCTGCGGCGCATGGTGCGTGAGCCAATCGGGGTGATCAGAATGTCGCTCACCGACTGGCGAATGTGTTCGAGGTCGGTGACCGTACGGCCCGAGCCTCGGTTCATGCCGAGATATTTCGCGTTGTTCATGCTGGTTTGTCCGTTTGGCCTCCGCCGTTCTGCACACCGCCGTGGGTGTGGGTATGCACTACAATGCCGTTGGAGCTGATGCTGCCGCCGGAGTGGTTGAGATCGCCGGTCATCGAGCCGCCTTGACGGATGGAGATGGTTCCGGCGGTTAATAACTGGGTGCATTCCACCTCGGGAGCATCCAGCGTAATTTTGCTCGTTGCGCGGCAGGTGATGGCCGGCGCGGTGACGTTCACCTGTTCAGTGGCATCAATCGTGGCGCTTTTGATACCGATAGCCTTCAGTGATCCCTCAGCCGGTTCGTACTCGATCACCGCGCCGTCGGGAAAGGTGATGTGCGCCGCTTGCGCTGAAGCCGACGGTGCCGGGTTGGCATCGGAAAAAATGCCGGGCAGCACGAAAGCGGTATCGAGTTCGCCGCCCATTGACAGCACCAGCACCTGTTCGCCAACGCTGGGCGCCCACCAGGTACGGGCACCGCCGGCGCGGCCGGACAGCCAGTTAAGCCAGTCAGTGAGGTTGCCACCGGTGGCGACGCGGCAGCGCCCACGGTCGAGATCGACCTCGCTGACGGTGCCAATGCGTATCAGGTTGCGCACCAGGCGCTGAATATCGACGTTGTCTGTGTTCATCTCTCAAGAATGCCGTTGGGTGAGGGGGGCGACAACGCTGCGGCGTTTAGCTGACGCCAGCACAACCGAAGCCGCTCCTCGGGTGAATTTATGGCTGCTGAAAGTGGCTGATCAGCTCACCGTGCAGGTAAACCCGGGTGAATCGCATGACGTTCTCCGGCTCAGGCGGTTCCGCCTGCGGTGTGATATGCAGTGCGCCGTCGCGTTGTTCAACCAGGACGCGTTCTGTCAGCTGTAGCTGTAGATCGAGTTGACCGGCTGAGGTGACGTCGTGCTGGAATGCAAAGCCGTTTTTACGTTTTTCGGGATTGGCGAGGAGGTCCGGTTGGTGGCTGCGCAGCCAGGCCAGCACAGTGACCATCACCAGATCGTTATTGGCTGTCGGTTCGTTCAACGACAGGTTGAGCTGGTATTGGTATTCGAACGACAGCGAAGGACCCAGCGTAGAAACCACGCGGCCGTCATCGAGGCTGAGGCGTAGCCTGTCGGGGAACGCCTGCAGAGCAGGTAGAGCGTTGACCAGCGCTGTGCGCAACTGCTCGGGTTTTAACATGATATGTCTCCTGGCAGGTGGGGCCTGCTTGGGGGGGTGAATAGAAGAAAGCAATGCCAGAAGCTGCCGTCATGAACGGCTTCCCTGCAGGCATAATGCTCGTTCGGCGTTGCGGCGGCGTTCCAGCCCTTTGCTTTTGACGCCGTTGACATAAACCCAGCGCGGCAATTGATCGCAGGCTGCCTGCCATTGCCGGCGTTTAATAAAGGTGGCCAGGGTGGAATTACAGGCGGCATTGACACCGACGTTAAAGGCAAAGGCGCTGACTGCGTCATAAACCTGCTGCGGCATCGCTACATTGATGCAGCGAGCTATGCCGCGTTCGACGTTGCGGACATCGTCGAGCAGATTGGCGGCCGCCTGACGTTCGCTGATGGGGGCACCCGGTTTCACGCCGGCGGTATGGCCGATGCCGCTGGTCCAGACGCCTGCGCTGCACTGATAGGGGGCGAGCTGGCAGCCTTCAAAATCGGCGATCAGGCGCAATCCTTGTTCGGAGGTTTGCAGGGTATCGAATTGCGGCAGTAAGGCGGCGATCGCCAGAATAACGGCCACGCTGCAGCGTTTAGCGAGTGAGTTCATCGTAGACTCCGGGTTTCAGGCCGTTTTTTTTTAATGACTCCAACAGCTGATAGCTTTTGCGCCGGTAGTACCAATTCACCGCGAAGGTGCCGACACCGACCGCTGCGCCGACCAGAATGGCGATATCCTGTGCAGAATGTCGTCCGAGCCAGGCCAGGCAGGCTGCCACTATGTAGGCGAAGGTTGATGTGAATTTTTCCATCGCTTAGTCCCAGAGTTTGACGGTTTCGCGTTGCGCCGCCGCCGGCAGGTCCGGTAGCTCGATCGGGTGACCGTGCGGCAGCAGCGGGCCAACGTCGGCCAAGCCGATATTGGCGAGATAGACCTGCTCTACCAGACGTTGTGTACGGCCGTAATAGCGCCAGCAAATCGCGTCAATGGTGTCGCCCTGTTGTGCATAAATTTTCATCATTACCATCCTGCGATGTGAGTGGGTGAGAGGGGGCTGCCCCCCGAATGCTCACCAGTTTCCCGCGCGTGGCAAGAGCCGGCAATGCAATGGCGTTGTGGATGAGGTGGCACAACTAAAGCGAAAAATACGCGCGACAGAAACGAAAACACCCGCTGGCTGCGGGTGTTGGAAATAGGGGGGTTAGGCGTATTAAGGCGTTGGCCTAGCGAGGGTCCTGCCTGTCGGCCGGGTAAAATATTTCTTGATAATCGTTGTCTGGCAGTACTTGGCCGGCGAGATCCGAGATCAGTGACATGGCGATCAGCAACTCGTTGGAGCTGCATTGAGCAGCCTGTGAAACATCGGCGATGAACTGGATTCGGGACAGTGTTACTTGTTGTTTATCCATGACATTCACTGTTTTTACCCTCTATTAAGTATACTGTTTATTTATACAGTATTAAGCAAAACGCTAAAGGCGTCAATGGTCAGACTTATCATTTGTGCAGTAAAAATATGCCCAGTCATTGATTAGCAGAAATTGTACGAGAGGGGCGTTGAAGGCGATGCTCCCCTTCTGAGCGGGACTTCCCGTTGCAGAATGCGTGTCCATAACCGGCGTGCGAAAGCGAGTACCCCATAGCGCCAGTGGGTTCAGTCGCTGCCGGTGGCGTTCGGTGGACTGCGCCCGCAAATATAGGGTGGCGCGGGGTGATCCTGTACCGGCGGCGCAAGGAAGGAGAGCAGGGCTTTTAGCGCCGAATAAAATGACGTTGTTGGGCTTCTGCGATTTCCTGACAGGTCACGCAGCGGCTTACCCCGGGAATGGCGATGCGTCGTGTTGTCGGGATTGCGGCTTCGCATTCAATGCAAAACCGTGCCGAGGTCTGTGTTATTGCCGGTCTGGCGTGCGCGATTTGCTTCTCGAGCATCAACGCTTGGCGCTCTTGCGCCATATCAATGGTGTCAGCCAAGGTATGTTCTCCTGACAAGGGGCGAATTGGGGCCGAGCGGCATCCGGCGGATTGCACGCCTGGAATGACCAACGGTTATTTTTCCTGAGTTAGCTGGCAGTCTTCTTCGCTGATATAGCGCGGTAGCGACTTACCCAGCGCAATAAATTCATTGAGCGCAGCAACAATTTTCTGTCGCTGGGGATAGCTCATTTCGTGGAACAACGGCAGCAACGAGTGGCTTTCGGTCAATCCGGCGTGAAAACACAACGTGTGGCGTAAATGCAGCGGCGCCGTGTTGTAGATCTCCTCGGCCTGATTGGTCTGTTGGGCAAACAGCGTACGGCGGATTTCTGCAATGTGCCGCAGGCCGATAGCCCGTTGCTCTTCAGTGGCCAGCAGCATGACAACCTCCTTTGCATGCGCATTGACGTTTTACTTGCAAAAGCAAGGTCAGATTCTTTTCGGGCATCTGCAATACAGAGTATCGAACCCGATACCTATGGACATGCTATTGGCATGATGCGGTGTTTGCATTTTCGTCAATCATGTCGCATCATCTTAACTAAAGTGACATGAAAATCGTTTGTCAGGCGATCTGATGCTACTTTAGATCGCAAAATGCGACTTGTAAATGCAAATTTTGATTTTAATCGGTGATGATATGCGTGAAGAGACTGTGAGTGATAATGCCTCTGTGGGCGCAGTGATTGAAAGGCTCCTTTCATCTTATGGCGTTGGTACGCAAAAAGAGCTGAGCGAAATCCTCGGGATAGCCCCAAATAACATCAGCAGCTGGCAACAGCGCGGCAGCGTGCCCGGCTATGTGATCATCAGCTGTGCATTAGCCACTGGTGCAGATTTGGCTTGGTTAATGAACGGTGAACTTGCAAAAACAAAAAACATCCACAAGCCAGTACAGCCTGCGCAGGGTAAAGCGCTTTATGATCGGGTGCTTGCTTCGGGTGGGAAGAGCGTGCTTCGTCGTATTCTCGATGCTTATGGCTTCAGTCTGCAAAAAGAATTGGGGGATCTGCTGGGGATTTCTTCGGGCACGATGAGCACCTGGGTGCGCCGTAACTATTTCCCTGGGGATATCGTGGTGACCTGCGCTCTGGATACCGGCGTGTCTTTGTTATGGCTGGCGACCGGCCAGGGAGAGATGTGGGCCGACAACGGGGCTGAAACCGCGCCTGCAGGAGGGCGAACCTTACCCAAGTATCGATTGATCGCCGGGCAGTTGAAAGACGCGGGCGAATGGGTGGCGGACAGTTCGTTGATCCCGGCCAGTGTAGCGCAGCCGGCCTATATCGACGGCGGGCGGTTATCCTGGCTGGTGGATTTGTCGGTGACGCACATTGCCAATGGCCGTTGGCTGATCGACATCGACGGCAACCTGGACGTCTATGATATCGCGCGTCTGCCGGGCAATCAGGTGCAGGTGAGTGGAGGTCATACGGATTTTCAATGTTCTCCCGATGCACTGAAAGCGCTGGGCATAGTCTGGTTGACGCTGAGCCCGCAAGCATAA